TGGAAACCATAAGTGGTACGGAAGGTATAATTGTGGAGTGGTGAGCTTGAACCTTGTACAAGTTGCACTAACTGTTAATAAAGATATGGATAAGTTTTGGAGAGTTCTTGATGAAAGATTAGAACTTTGTAAAGAAGCTCTATTAACTAGAATAGATTTATTAAAAGGAACTAAGTCAGATGTATCTCCTATCCATTGGCAATATGGAGGAATAGCAAGACTTAAAAAAGGTGAAACTATAGATAAATTACTTGAAGGTGGATATGCTACTGTTTCTCTAGGATATGTAGGAGTACATGAAATGACACAAGCAATGTTAGGTGTATCTCATACAACTAAAGAAGGAGAAGAGTTTGCTCTTAAAGTAATGAATCACTTAAATAACACTTGTAAGAAGTGGAAAGAAGAAACTGGCTATGGATTTGGTTTATATGGTACACCAGCAGAAAGTTTAACTTCAAGATTCTGTAGATTAGATAAGCAAAAATTTGGAGAAGTAAAAAATGTAACTGATAGAAAATACTATACAAACAGTTATCATGTTCATGTTACTGAGGAAATAGATGCTTTCAAAAAATTAAAGTTTGAGTCTCAGTTCCATAACATAAGCTTAGGAGGTTGTATCAGCTACATAGAAGTGCCAAATATGCAAAAAAATCTTAAGGCAATAGAGCAAGTTATAAACTACATATACCACAACGTACAATATGCTGAGATAAATACTAAGGCGGATGTATGCTTTGAATGTGGTTATGAAGGTGAAGCTGAAATAGTTAATGAAATCAATTGGAGATGTCCTAACTGTCAAAATACAGATACATCTAAAATGCAAATAATGAGAAGGACATGTGGTTATATCGGTTCAAATGAATGGTCAGAAGGTAGAACTCAAGAAATTGCACAAAGGGTTTTACATTTATAATATGAGATATTCATTAATAAAACCAAATGATTCAGTAAATGGAGAAGGTATCTCTGTGTCTTTATGGACACAGGGATGTCCTCATTATTGTGAAGGTTGTTTTAATAAAAGCACTTGGGATTTCAATAAAGGTAAAGAATTTACAAAATCAGATATGCTTACTATTTTAGAACTTTTAGATGCAGATGGAGTTCATAGAGATTTATCTATCTTAGGTGGTGAGCCTTTATGTCCTGAGAACTTTTATGGTGTTATAGAACTATGTTCATACATTAAGAAGTTTAGACCAAGTACAAAAATATTTATATGGTCAGGGTATACTTGGGAAGATTTATTGATTAAATATGATTCTTCTATATTTAATTTTGATGTTCTAATTGATGGTAAATTTGAAAAGAATTTAAAGGACTTATCTTTAGTTTTAAGAGGCTCTAGTAATCAAAGAATTATAGATGTGAATAAAACTTTAAAATCAAAAAAAATCATTAACTATTTATAGTAATTTAGGAAAAACTCTTTGATAATATAGGGGTTTTTCTTTTTTTTGACAAAAATAATTGAATGTGGTAATTTATATATATAATTGGAAAAAATTTCAAAAAGGAGTAAATAAAATGAAAGAATTATCAGGGTATAATAATTATAATTATGAATTTATAGATACAGAAAGTATTAGTAAAAATGTATCATCTGTAAAATATGAAAAGCATATGTTTGGAGAAGATAGATGGATAGATGTAAATCTTATAAAGATAGATATATCTGTTCAAAGGGAAATGCAAGAAAATCATGTAGCTAAAATACTAAAGAAATTTGATCCTCAAGCTTTTGGTAGACTAACTGTATCCTTAAGAGAAGATGGGTACTACTATTGTTCTAATGGTCAACATAGATTAGAGTGTGCAAAACGTTTAGGATTAAAAGAAGTTCCTTGTATAGTAATTAAAAATAACTCAATTAAGGAAGAAGGGGAGTCTTTCATAAAAGTTAATGAAGTATCTGCAAAAGTATCTGCTTTAGATAAGTACCGTATAGGTGTTTCAAGTGAAATAACTGAATGGCTTAGAGTTAAAGAATGTTTAGATTTTGTAGATTTAGAAGCAGGAACAGGAGCTAATAAAATAAGTTGTATGTCTGTTATATATAAGTCAATAAACTCAGCCACTTTATTATCTTCTATAGATAAAAATATGTTTGTTACTAAAAGAGCTTTATATATATTAAAGCATACAGTTGGAGTTAAGGGAATAACAAATCAAATGTTTAATGGTATGACAATATTTGTTAGACATTATGTACTTACTGGGGATACAGATATTAAAACAGTAGTGGATAGATTATCTAAAGTTGATTACAAGGCTATTACATCTAAAGCTCATGATATGAGAGAAAATTCAACTAAGGGTAAGATAGATTCTTATGTAGCTTATCTGTTTTGGGTTGAATTTAACAAAGGCTTAAGAGTTAAATTACCTTTAAAAATAGAAGTATAGGAGAAGCTAATAATGAATTTACTAAGAGAAAAGATTGCAAAAGAGATGGTTAATGAATTTATAGAAGAAGAATTTCAAGGGATAAAATCTTTTATTTATAAAAAGCTTTGGGAGGACATTGAAGAAGGTAAAGAATCTGTTCTTGAATTACCATATAATAAAAATATAATTATACTAAATGGTAAGATAAGCTTTGATAACAAAAAAACTTTTTTACATAGGTCTGAGGAAAAGTTAATAGCACAAGCCTTTGAAGATTTACAAAAATCTTCTGCCAATAGTTTAGTTAAAGAAATATGTGATGAACATCAAAAAAACCTTAATAGAGTAGAGAAGGCTAGAGTAGAGAAGGTTATAGATAAGCATAGTTCAGAAAGCAATCTTTTAAATGAACTTTCAAAATCAGATGATGATAAAGAAGACATAGTTAAATACCTTACTCTTACTTTAGAATTAGAAGTTATAGATGAACAAATAGAGCTATTAAAAGAAATAGGAGGTAACAAAGAAAAGTTACTTTCTCTATTAGAAGAAAAACATAAATTAATAAAAAACTTTAGAAATATTTAAATAAAAAAGAACTGATTTTTTCAGTTCTTTTTTATTGATTTTTTTCGACTTTATTATTATAATTAATATTGTAAGCAAATAATTGAAATTGAAATTTATTTCAAAATATCTTTAATTGGAGGTACTATGAAAAATATTTTTGTTATTGTAGGAAAATCAGGTAGCGGAAAATCAACTTTAGCTGAAGGTATATGTAAAAGATTAAATATATCTAATGTTGTTATGACAACAACTAGACCCAAAAGGATAAATGAAATAGATGGGGTTGATTATCGTTTCATAGATGATGATGAGTTTAAAGCTATGGCTGATATAGGTGAATTTATTCAGTATACATCTTTTAGAGATTGGAATTATGGTGTAGAGAAAAAAGCTTTAGATAATTGCTCTAGTAAAAATATAGTAATGGTATTAAGTCCAAAAGGTCTTATTGCTCTTACTCATGGTATCTCTAAGGAAGAATATAAGATTATACCAGTGTATGTAAGCTGTAGTGATAGAACAAGACTTAAAAGAGGTCTAGATAGAGATTCAGATGTTAAAGAACTTATAAGAAGATTTGGTGCAGACAATGAAGACTTTGAAGGTGTTGCTGATTACATATTTGAACTTGGAGGATTTGCAATAAGCAATGATTTTAACTCTATAGATTATGCAATGGATGTATTGGAGATGAGTATTAAAATGTACTCTACTTTAAGCTAATGGCAACTGATAAGAAATCAAATAAAGCTAATTTAGGAAAAGCTTGGGAAGAAAAAATAATTAAAAAATGTCTTGAATATAGAAAGTTAAATAAAGCTTTAATAATAAAAATACCAACTGAATTTACTATTTTAAGAAGAGGTGCTAAAATTGTTTCAGCCTTCCCTAAAGAAAAAGCTTTTTTAGATTTTGTAGGAGTTTTAAGTAATGGAAAAACTATCTTCATAGAAGCTAAGTCTACTGCCAATAAAACAAGTTTCCCTTTGTCTATGATAAAGGAGCATCAATTTGATCTATGTAATGAAATAAGAAATTACACTGATATGTGTTATTACCTTATATACTTTAAAGAATTAAAAAAGACCTATTTTGTAAATGCTAAGGAAGTTGAAATGTTCAGACAAACCGAAACTAGAAAATCCCTACCCATTAAATGGTTAGATGAACATGGAGTAATCTTAGATGACAATTTAGACTTTTTAAATCATATATAAATAAAAAAGAAAGTCTTAATGACTTTCTTTTTTAGCTTTTGCAGTTGTTATAGCTATTTTTAAATCTGATACATCTTCTCTAATCTCTTTTACAATGTCAAAGTTTCTTGCCTGTTCAAGAATTATTTCTTGATTTTTAGCTATTGTTTCTTGATACTTACCTTCTCTGTCTTTATTCTCCTTCATAGTCCAAAGTAGCAATACAACAAAACATGCACCTATTACACCATACTCTGAGAAAATAGATGTAAATATAAGTTTAATTAACTCTTGCATTGCCTATCCCCCTATCATCCTTTTTTTATTTGATGAACTGTTTGATGTGTACCTACAGCAACTCCCCAAGTTATTATACCTTGTAAGAAACTTGTAGGACTCATCCCTTCTAATAACATAGCAAATATAATAGAAAATCCTAATAATATGATAGGTATGAAGTTATCCTTTATTTGTTCTAACTTCTTTAAGAATGTTCCTAATATATTTATTGCTACAACTAATATAAATAATGATTCAGGTACAAAACTAACCATATCCATGACTATTATCCCCCTTTATATTATTCTCTTACTTCTTATTTAGACTATAACCATATCTTTTGTAATACCGATAATCTTCCTAGTAGAATGTAGCTGATTATTTATTGGGTGGCTCTTTCTTTATAAAAATTACTACACCCCACATTTATAAAGATGATGTTACCTATTTATTGTATGAGTAATTCTAAAGAAAAAAGTTGTTAGGATATTCATCCTAACAACCACATACACACATTTATAAAGACGATGTTTTTTGTCACCCCTTATTAAAGTTCCTTTTTTAATCTTTGAACTTGTCTTACAGAAATATTTAGCTTTTCTGATATCTCTTGATTTTTTAACCCTTGCTTTAACAATAAATCTAATTCTTTTATCATATCTTGCTTTTCCTGTTGTTTCTTAGTTAAACCATTTTCATTTCTTCTCTTAGCTCTTTGATATTCTCTATCCTTATCTCTTCTTCTAGTATACTTTTCTTCTGTACCTATAATGGTCTTCATATGCTTTTGTTCAGCTTCTGTTATATCTAGCCTTTCAATTAAGGTTTCATTCTTATACCAGTAACCTCCCTTATCTCGCATACCCTTAGTAACTCTTTTAACTTCACCACTTCTTACACCTTGTTCATATGCTATAAACTTATCTATAGCTTTTGGTATGCATCTTAGTATTGCATCTACCTCAGTAGCCTTCATAGGCTCTTTAAAGGCATTATTTAAGGAATATACTTCTTCTCTTAGTGATTCTTCATCTCTAATAGTAACCCCTTGCCAATATGCATAACAGTGAAGTATGAAGTTTCTATATCCTTTTACATTATAGTTTCTTAATTTACATAAAGTTTCTATATCTTCTATTCTAGCTAAATGTAAACTATAAGAAGTAAAGAATTTATTAGATATTACTTTTGCTGTTGGTGTACTTTTAACCTCTAGCATTTTTATTTGGGTTGTTTTAGGTTTATAGTTTAAATAAGTTTGTCTTAAATCATACATAGAGTATGTTGTTTCATTATCTATATAAAGTATCTTACACTCTGATCCATTCCTAGAGTTAATTGAACTAGGTAATCTAAGTACTCTTACACTATCTGTAGCTTGTTTATCAGCTCCTAGATGTCTTAATTGATAATATAGATAATCTTCTAACTCTTGCCAAGTACTCCATGCTTGTATCGGTGCATTTTCTATTCTCCAATAAATATGCACTCCTCTTCCACTGTCAACTACCATTGTAGGTTGAGGAATCTTATCTTGATAATAAAGCTCCCAAACCATGTAAACAGTTTCCGATTTATGGTAACCTAATTTTTGTATATCTAAATCTATAAATAATGCTCTAAATTGTCTTATATTTTGTGCTTTTCTTACAGGTATAAAAGTTGTATTAGGAGTTATAAAGACATCTTCTTGTCCAACTTCCTCAACTATTTCCCTTATATTTGCATTATTTGTATTATATATTTTTATTCGTCTATTTTTGTCTAAGTGAGCAATATGCAAATAGCCTTCTGTACTATCATCATATAAATGCTCACAATATTCTTCTAGTTGCACACTACTCACCTTTCTTTTGTATATTAAAAAGGACTTATGCTTAAACAGTTAAACATAAGTCCGTAAATTTCTTTATCTTACTTAAAAAAATACTTGCATATTTCTTTACATGCTTGTATAATATAAATATCAGATAAAGCTTTTACCAACTCTTTTGAACTGCTCCTACAGTTTGAAAGTTTTATATCTCTCAGATGCTCCTACATCTGATTGATAGAGTAAAGGCTTTTTTCAATTATTTGCTTTATGCTTCTAATATACATTAATTATCGACAATTGTCAACGATATAAATTTTATTTAGATTTATTTTTATATATCATTTCTTTTTATATTCTTATTAGGTTTTACCATTTTTTATTTTATTATACAACTAATCTATCTAGGGATTATATAAGTGCTAGTATATCCTTTTGATATCATTTCTTGTTGCATTTTTTTAGCTTGGTCATATCCATAAGCTCCTACACATACTGCATACAACTGTGTTCCTGTGCTTGAAGTTGTAGATTCCTTTTGTACAGCTTTATATGTTATATTAAAGTGTTTGCATATGGCTTTAACTGTAGCTTCTGTTAGGTCATCTTGGTTATTTTTTAATATCTTTAAATCATCAGGGTTACTGTAAAATCCATACTCAACTAACACTGAAGGCATAGAAGTTTTATATATTACAGTGAAATCTTGTGATTTAACTCCTCTATCCTTTGCATTTTTATCTAATGATTTCATTGTTTTTACAACTTCATCATTTAATGTTTTTGCAAATGTTTTTGATGTAGACGAAGCATTATTAGCATGGAATGTTTCTGTTCCTCTAACACTAGCATCACTATAAGCATTTCCATGCAAAGATATAAATACAGCCTTCGGCTTACCTTTCTTTATCCAATAATCATTTGAAATGGTTGCTCTTTTACTTAAACCTATTTCATCTTTTTTCTCAGGGTTTGGATTAGTTAAGTAAACTTCTATTCCATGATCTAAAAGTCTTTTCTTAATTTTACATTGCATTTTATTGTTAAAGTCCCATTCTTTAAAATCCCCATTGCTTTTTCCTTTAACATATTCATTATGTCCGCTATCTAAAATTACTAAGCTCATAATACCCCCTTAAATCATATAATTTAAGGACTGATATAAAAGATATATCAGTCCTTTCCATTTTATCTTAAAATTGATATAATCAACTTAATTTTCAAAATTTATTTTATATATTCCCCATAAGTTTTAGTGAACTACCCTCGACTAAAGTCGCAAGAGTTCTTGGCAATTTATTAAATTTTCAGCTTCTGTTTCTCCAACTATATTTACAATGTCATCTTTATTCATATTTATTTTGAAAACATCATTAACCCCTTCTTTATTATAGATACTATTCCAATAATAAACATTTGCTAATGCTCTAGCTTTATGTAGACCACATATACTTACAACTCTTTTATTTGGAGAGCCTGTTTCTTGATAGTTGTAAGCAGTACACCAACCACAACCACTATTTATATTACAATTAATACATTCATCTGTTGACTGAGATGTTAGTGTAATGCTGTCTAATATATTTATATTATTTCTATACTTAGGCAACTTTCCTATACCTTTATCTATACTTCCTATTGTAAAAGGTTTTACTCCGTCTCCTAATGAAGATTTCATAAACCTTATACATGGATATATGTTTCCTTCACAGTCAAGAGATATCATACTACCAGTTGAACCACAGTAATTTCTGTTATCAGCTTTAAGGTCTATTTTCCCAAAGAGAGATTTATCAAAAGCACTTATCTCAACTGTTTCATAAAGTTTATTTTCTATTAGAAAATCTGCAACCTTTTTTAAATTGTTATAATATACTTTTGGGTGTTCATCACTCCATACATTCTCATATACTGGGTTACAATATATCGTCTTATACCCTAAATTAATAAGATTTACTATTGCATCATATGCATAATCAACATTCTCAGGAGCAAATGTCATCTTTGTAGTCATTTCATGGTCATAGTTATTCATATAGTGTAAACATGCTTCTTCTACTATATCATAAGAACCTTCTCCGTTATGGAAAATTCTACATTTGTCATGTAACTCTTTACAACCGTCTAATGATATTGAAAAGCTCAATATAGACCTATTTTTCTTGATGTAATTTTGGAGCTCAGGTTTAAAATAAAGAACTCCGTTAGAAATCATACTTATTCTAAAATTGATAAGCCAAGGATGATTTTTTTCTATTAAAACTTTTCTAAAATAATCTGTTATTTTATCCATTAACTCAATTTCTAAAAGTGGCTCTCCGCCTATAAATTCAATTATTAAACCATTAGTATTAAAGATAGATACAACAGAATCTTTGTCATAACTATCTTTAACTAACATATCTATAAATCTTTTTGCTGTTTCAAAATCCATTACTTTAGGTGTCTTTGCAATTTGATAACAGTAAGTACAAGCTAAGTTACATCTTTCTGTTAATTGAAATGTAACTACTCTTACTGTTCTATCATCTGCTTTTTCACCTAAGAAAATATTTTTTGCAACTTCTATAGCAAATATAGAGTCTTGAAATGAAGTAGTTTTACCTTTTAGTCTCATGTAAATCCCTCACTTCCTCTATTATTAGCTCATTGCTTATATAATCTATAGTATACATATACATAGTATCTTTTTTTCTGTTTTTAACAGGGAATAATTCCTCTATTAAAACATCCTTTGTTGTCTGAAATTCAGTATAATACTTTACATAAAGGTCATTGTACATTTCAAATAGTTTTTCATCTATTTTTAAACCAAATCTTTTATTAGATATAACCTCTGTTAATACTTCTTTATATCCATTAACCCTGTGATTAAGATATTGAATATATCCACAAGTGATTTCATCTATTTTTATATATATTTTATTTTTCATTTTCAACCTCTCACATTTTTTTACTTTTGTAAATTTTCTGATAGTTCTTTAACTAATTTTTTTTCTTCATTCATCATAACTGTATGAGCATTTCTTAAAATTGCACTTATCTTTGCCATTTCTTCATAATCTTTTCCACTATTTAGAAGAATTTCTAAATAAAGAGAAGAAAAAGACATTAATAATCTTGGTTTACAAGAATTTATAAAATCACCATCATTAAAAATATCTGACAATGAATCTATATCACTCTTACTTAATTTCTTAGGTATTTTAGGATATTCTATATATAACATAGACATATAAACATATTTATCAGCATCTAGTTCATATCCAAATACTTCATTTAATATTCTAAAGAACATATAAAGTGTATCTACATTAACATCTTCTAAATGAACTGTTATTAACTCAGTTATAAATGTATGAACTTCATACTCAGTTATAGACGAAGCTTTTAAATTTTCTAATATTTCTCTTAACACTGTTTCATCTTTTTCTCCACCTCGAAGATATCTTACAATATCAACTCTGTGATTTGCAGATTTTAAATATCTATTAAAATCATCTTTCATATTATACCCCCTTATTTTACTTTAAATTGTGTAACTCCTTTTCCACCTGAACCCCAACAAGCTCCTGAACAAGAGTTACCACATCCTGTTGAACATCCATTTGCACAAGCTCCGCCACAAGAACCCCAACAAGCTCCTGAACAAGAACCTCCACATCCACCAGTACATTGACCAGTACACCCACCTGAACATCCTGTACATGTTCCTGAACAAGTTCCACTACACCCACTGCACCCAGTACATGCATCTGAACAACTTCCTGAGCAAGTTCCTGAACAATTATATGAACAAGAACCTCCACATCCACTACATCCAGTACATCCTCCTGAACAAGTTCCACTACAAGTTCCAGTACAGCTCCCACTACATCCGCCTGAGCAAGTTCCTGTACAAGCAGTTGAACACAGTCCTGTGCAACTTGTAGCACAACCTGTATTAGAAGATGAAGCTGTAAGTGATTTAGAAGCATATAAAGTTATTCTTGCATCTAATTCTGTTGGTGTAGTAACAGTACTTACATCATCACCTACTTTTGCTGATTCAATTATTCCATCAGGATTAATAGCTCTTAATGGAGTAGCTATTTTATTATAATGTTCAACAAGAACTTTATTCCCTTTAACAGGAGTTACTGTATAGTCATAAGTTGCTGTTCCATATGAAGTTATCGAGCCTGTATACTGTCTTCTATTAACTTCATTTTTTATACGTTGCTTCATATCTATAAAATTTTGAGCATTATAATCTATTGTTGCCATATACAAACACCCTTTCTATATTTACTTTATTTTTACGAAAAAACAGCACCACTTTGCATGTTTCTTATTTTAGTAGCTAATTCGTCAAAAGTTTCTGAACCACTAGCACTTGTTCCCTTTGAAGTGATAGCAGAAGCTATTGCGTTTTTGCCATTATCAACATCTGTGGATATAGTGTTTATTCTTGTTTCCATACTACTTATAGTGCTGTTTGTATTAGTAGGCAAATTCTTAACTTTTTCTTGAATCGTAGACCCTAGCATTATTAATTACCTCCTCTTCTGTATGGGAAATAGATTTTGCTTTGCTTTCTAAAGTTGCTAATTTGTTATTTAATTCTGTTATTTTAGAATTAAGATTACTGGGAACATTTTTTAATTTAGTCATCATAGTTTCAGATAACAATTTATATCCCTCCTAGTGCTAATATTTATTTAATATTTATTTAGCAATATATTAATATTGCTAAATAAATATCGTAATTACATTAAAATTTTATAAATTTTTCCATGTTTCATTTACATTTATTTGTGGAGTTGTTTCTTTCCATGTTCCATTTACATTTATATATGTAACAGCTTCTTTCCATGTTCCATTTACATTTATATATACAGGAGTTGTTTCCTTTGTTACTAATATTATTCTACAACTACCATGACCTGACCTTCCTATTGTTGAGCCAGTTAGATTTGTACCTGTAGTTGGGATAGATGTATTACCAGCTTTAGTTGAAGCAACCGAAAGTACAGAAGTATTAATATACCCTGAACCTCCTCCTCCACCTCTATCATCATCTACTGATGAATCAGGATAGACACCACCACCACCGTAGTAGCCCCCTCCTCCTGCTCCTCCGTAACCAGATGAAGCATAATAACCATTTCCACCTTTTCCAAGAGAACCTATGGAAGCTGGATAAACTGAATAACCTGACCCACCTGCGGTCTGAGTTGCACCGCCACCACCAGTACCATATCCATCAGAAGCAGAACCACCTGTAGTACCTCCACCGTAAGCACCTGCATTATATGAAGCTCCAACAGAGCCTCCTCCCCCTGCTACGATTATACGGTTGGCTAATTCAGTACCGTCTTTTCTTATGTCAGTGCCACCACCGCCATATACAGCAGTAGAGCCAACCTGACCTCCTCCATTATAACCTTTACCGTCATTACCATTTCCACCTACATAGATATAAAGAATATCTCCTTTTTTAAGATTAATTTGACCACAAGAATATCCTCCTTTTCCACCTGAAGCAGTACCACTTCTGTTACCACCTTCAGCACCCCATACCTCTAATTGATATGTTCCATTATAAGGAGCAATAAACTCTTGCTGTGTGCCAGTATAGTCAAAGTTATATATAGGATTATTTGTAAATGTTGCACTTATGCTCATATTTCACCTCTTTATTCATATTTAAACCATATATCTCCGTCCTTACCTCCTGAAGGGTCAGCAGTAGACATTGTTATTGTACGTTGATTATTAGTTGAATTATTAACTGTATTAGCTAAATTGTTAGCTGTATTAGCTAAATCATAAGCAAGTTTTACAGCACTTGCAGTTGCACCTAATGTTGTACTTGTACTATTAATTGCCGAAGATAATTGTACGATACCTTTTTGGCTAGTTGTACCGTCTTTAACAAGTCCACTCATTGCACTTTCTATTTTTGTACTTGACCAAGTGCTAGTAGCAGAAACAGTAGAGTCACTTATTCCTCCTCCTGCAAGATTTACCAATCCACCTTCAACAACAATAGTTATAACCGCATTTATAGCACTTTCAACTGTAACTTTTAAAGAGTTGTTATCTGTTATTGTATAAGAAACAAATATACTCTTCTTTGAACTTGAATCATAAGCACTTACATAAAGAACCTCTTTATTTAAGTTGTGTTTGATTGTTGTACTGTAAAGTGAACCGTCAGTAGTCCAAGAGCTTGATGCAACTGTTATTTTAAATTGAGAATTTGTAGCTATTGAATCTAACTTAGTTTTATCCTGTGCGGACATTAAACCATTTGCAGAAGTAGTAGCCACTGATGTAGATGAAGCTCCTATTTCAGCCAATGTCCAAGAAACATTTCCTGAACCATTTACAGATTTTGTTGCATTTCCTATTGTTATATTTCTAGCAGTTCCCCAGTTTGCAGTAGTAATGTTAGCACTACCGTTGAAACTTGTTCCATTAATAGTTCTTGCAGTTTGTAATGTAGTAGCTGTACCTGCATTTCCTGATACCGTTGTTTGAAGTGGATGAACATGGTCTCCTCTAGAAACACTTCCTGA